CGTCGCGGCGCAGGTCGTTGAGCTTGCCGAGGCACCATTCGACCTTGTCGGTCGCGATGCGCTTGCTCTCCTGCGCCGCCTTGGTCGTCTTCGTCTGCAGCGTGCGCTCGGCGTCCGCGAGGCGCTTGCGCTGATTGAACAGCTCCTGTTCCAGCTTCGTCGCCTGCTCGGTGTTGTAGGCCGAGATCATCTCGGCGATCTGGCGTTCCTCGTCCGTCTCCGGCTCGGAGAACGCCGCGTCCATCGCCTTCGGGATCTTGATCCTGGCGCCTTGGCTGCGTAGCCAGTAGAGGCGGAAGAACTGCTTGATCGAGACGTCGGCGCCGAACTCGCGGACGTAGCGCTTGTAGCTGGCGCGGATTTGAGCGGAGTAGCACATGACCGCGAGGATAGCGGTTCTTGGGGTACTGGGAGATCGGACCGTAGAGGGCGTAGCGGCCGCACATCGTGGCCGGCTAGTACTTCCACCACAAGAGGCGGGCGAACTTCTTCGGTGGCGCGCAGATAGGGGCGGCTTTCCACCGCTGCGCCAGATGTTCATAAAGATGTTCGGACGCGAATTGTTCTGTCGCAGGGCCTCCATAAAAGGCCTCGCCCGATCATAGAGATTCGTCGCCGTTCCGTGGCATGCGAACCGATACATGTTGTCGTCGTAGATTCCCTTCCGAATTCCAATCGCTACATATTCCCAGTGATTCAAGACGAAGAGTAGCTGTTCGGTTTCCTTTTCGTTTCGTTTTTCTGGCTTCGCGAACGACCGCATGTTTGCGTCATCCGCATTGTGGAGCTTAGCGACGCAGGCGAGGCCCTCCAGAAGTTCTTTGTCGTTCCGACCCGCCATCAGCGCGTCAATGGTTTGCTTCCGGCGAGCGATGACTTTTGCCGTCAGGACGGATGCGATGGCGACTATCACGCCCAGCGTTAGGATGACCGCTCGGTAGACATCACTCGCCAACGCAGAGCAGATTGTCTCCATTTTCCCTTCCCCCAAAAGAAGATGGAGGCCGTAGCCTCCATCTTTTGGTTAAGTTGGTCGCACGCTTAGAACCCGTCAAATCCCTCGCATGCGTTGATATTCCGCGACATGATTGGGCTCTTCATCGCATAGCTCCTAGCTGTGGTGGGCGGTTTGGCATCGTTGCCTAGTCGTGCAATTCTCAGACCACTTTCTAAGACCAAAGACGACAGCAGCCCTCCGATGAGGGCTGCGGAAAAACGTGACAACGATCACGTTTCATGACGTCACTCTAGCCGGTTCTACTTGTCCTGTCGATGACCCTGGTCACACCCTTCCCCCGCACAAGGCCGAATGGGTCGTCGGATCCTATAAGTAGGGCGATTTTCAGCCTTTTCAATGGGTTGGGCATCTCGCCGAACATACAAGGGAGCAGCGTCTAGAGATGATCGCACGACCGGCTGAGCTGCTTGATGAAGAGTGGGCGCGTGGCTACGCCGCCTTCTTCTCGCCCTGCACGATCCTGAGCCGCGTTCCCGGTTCTGGCGGAGGCGTTGCTTTGCAGCCCGCCTGAAGCGACGTGCGCAGATTCTGGATCATCGCCGCTGAGAATTGTCCGTGTTGCTCCGCGGTGTCCAGCGCAACGAATAGCGATTCCGTCAGCGTCAATTGAGGGTTGTTCGCTCCCTCTTTCATGGCGATGGTGATGCCGAGCAGCATGCCGAGCGTGCCGACCGCTTGGCCGATAGCGGTGATGTTGTCGTTCAATAGACCGAGACCGCGCGAAAGCGACTCGGGATCGTCAACGTGAATAGTCACCTGACCTTCGTTTTCCTGTTCGCTCATAGAGACCTCGCTGCAATTTGTTTAAGGGGTTTGAGCACCAAACGGGCGAGCTGCTCGCCGATCTGTTCCTTTGTTCCGCCGATGATCGTAGCTCCGCTGAAGTCGACCGTGATACCCGGAGCCGCAGTGCCGCGCTGAGTCGTATTCCCGGTGCCCACAGAGTTGCCGCTGTTGTCGTTGCCGGTACTTGTTCCTCCGCTGTTGGATGCGGTCGTGTCCTGCGCCTTCTGCTGCTCGCGGATGTTCTTCAGCTTAAGTGCGTGCAGCTCGTCTTCGAGCTTCGCGAGCTTGTTGTATTCCTGCACGTTGAGCGCGCCGTCGAGCGTGGCCTCGTCCTTGATGTCCTGTAGCGCCTTCTCGTGCCGAGCGTCCTCGCTGGCCTCGTCGTCGCCGTTCTCCTGCGCGATCTGATCCAGAAGGTCTTGCTCGGTGGCCTTCAGCCGTGCGAGCTGATCGATCTGACGCTGGATCGAAGCGTTCACGCCCGTGAAGACTTCGGCCATGCGCTCTTCGTACTGCTGAAGCGACAGGCCTCCCCGCTGCACTTCTTCATTGATCAGGCGCAGCGCGCGGACCTGCTCGGCCGACAGAAGGACGATTCCGTTCGTGGCGCTAGCTGCATTCGTGGCGGCCTGCCCGAGCGCGTCGGCCCAGGCCTGTGTGCGCTGTGCGAAGGCGTCGCCGGTCTCGTGCCCGATTGCCTCCGTCAGATTGCGCACTTCGTCTGCGACCTGCGTAAGCGCTGCGCTCGCCTCGTGCATCCCGTCCGAGATGTCGTCGCCGGCCTTCTTGCCCGCCGAGCCGAGCGCGACGTAGGCATCCGCGACACCCGACGCGGACGCGAGCAGTTCCAGCTGAGCCTCCGTCTGCTCCTTCACCGCGTCTGACGAATTGGCGACTGCGGCACGTGCCGCGGCTTCGAAGGCGATGAAGGCCGCGCGTACGTCCTCCTGCGCGGCTTGGCCGCGGCGCGCACCGTCGACGATCGCGTCGAAGGCGGCCCGTGCGGCGTCCCGCGCTGCGTCGAGCGACGCCTTGGACTTGATGCCGAGCTTGTCGAAGTCGTCGGCCAGTGGACTCGATGCGGCCTGAATCTCCCGGATGCGCTGTGCAAGAGCTGCGGCGGCCTCACTCGCATCCTGAAAACCGACACGGCCCTTGTCCGCCGCATCCTTCAGCGCCTCGCCGAGCGCTTCCGCTTCCGCCTTCGTCGTCGCCTTGCCGATCGCGGCTTCGAACGCCTGCTCGATTTGGGCGCTGCTGGCGCTGATGTTCTCGGCGACCGCCTGAAACGTCGCGATGATGTCGCGCCCGCTCGTCGTGATCGCGACACCGGCGCTGCTGGCCTTCACACCGAGGCGCGTGAGGCCTGCCTCCAGCGAGGCTTCCATGACGATGGCCGCATCATGAGCGCCGCCCTTGACGTTCTGGAACGCTTCCAGCGCCGACGCCTGGAAGTTTCGAAGGCCCTGACCGTCGAGCTTCTGCAGCGCGGTGAGGAGTTCGCCCTCGATCGCGGCCCGAGCATCCTTCGCGCGGGGACCAATGACGCTGATCGCGTCGACGACATCCTTCGCGCCCTGTGGCGTGCCGAGGTCGACCTTGTCGAAGATGCCCTGTAGCGCGTTCGCCGTATCACGGCCAGCCGCGGTTGCTGCTTCGAAGGCCTTCACGGCGTCGCGTGCGAAGGCACCTGTCGTCGCCCTGATCGAGCCTCCAGTGCGCTCCAGCGCGGCCTGTGCGTCGGTCAGGGCGCGGCCGAGATCGCCGAGCTTCGCCGTGAGCTTCGCAACCCCTTCGTCATCACCTGCCTGGCGTTGCTGGACCCGAAGCGCTGTGAAATAGCGGATCGCGTTCTGCAGTTGCTCTACGTAGGCCTGCGCTTGGAGACGGCTCTTGCTCGCGAGCTCGTCGGCGCCGGCGATCTGCACGTCGGCGGCGGACTTGTAGAGCTGCGCGAATGTGCGCGCCTTCTCCGCAAGTCTGGCGTTCTGGGTGTCGAGGTCGTTCTGAATCGATTTCAGCTGCTTCTGGACGTCCCGGTACTCGCCGATCTTCTCGATGAGCTTTTCGATCTGGCCGAGCGTGAAGTCGACGGCGACCGCGGTGACCGCGAACTGGATCTGAGCCGGGATCTTGCCGATCGCCCCGCGCAGCCGACCGAATGCACCCGTTGCGCCTTCGACATCGCCCGCGGCCTTCTTCGCGGCGGCACCAGCGCCCACGAGTGCGCCAGCGGATTTGACGAGGCCTGCGGCGAAGTCGGCCACCTTGAACACCGCGTAGGCACGGCCGAGCGTCAGGAGCGCGCCGGCATATTGCGTGACGAGGCCGATCGCATTTCCGACGCCTTTCGCAGTGTCGACGATGCCGTCCGAAATCGACTTCGCGAGCTTCTGGAGCTTTCCGGACTCCGCGGCCTGCTGAACCTCGCGGTTCAGATCCTTGAGCTGATCGCGGAAGAAATCGAGTGCGCCACTACGCGCGATCGTCGCGAGGAATTCCTTCGCCTGATCCTTGATCTTCGTGAGTTGCGAATCGAGGTCACCGAGTTCATCTGCCGAAGCACCCGCGCGGAGCTTGCCAAGCTCGGCGATGAGCTTCGCGATGGCATCCTGACCGAGCGCACCGGACTGCGCGAGTTCGCGAACCTTGTCAGCCGAGACGCCGAGCGCCTTGCCGAGCAGATCGAAGGCCGGGATTCCCTGCTGCGTCAGCGCAACCAACGCTTTGATGTTGACGACGCCGCGCGCGTTCGCAGCGCCGAGCGCGCTGATCGTCGCGATGAGATCTTCCTGTGACTGATCCGTCGCCGACTGGTTGTCGAGCAGCGCCTGTAGCGCTCCGCTCAACGGATCGATGCCGACCTGTCGCAGTTTGATTGCCGCCGCGGCGACATCTTCGAAGGACTGCGGTGTGTTCGCCGCGATGGCTCGGACTTTCGTCAGCGCTTCCTGACCTTTTGCGAGTCCACCGAACGCCGAAGCGAATTCCTTTTCGAGATCGTCGAAGCGCTCGCCGGTTTCGAGAATCTCGACGAGACCGTCCTTGAGCTTGTCCAGTCCGACCAGTGCACCGATCGCGGCGAGTGCGGTGCGTAGCTGGCCGATGCTGTCCGCGGTTTTCTTGTACGCATCGCTGATGCGCTTGCCGCTCTTCTCGCTCGCGTCGGCTGTCTTGTCGGATTCCTTCTGGTTTCCGCGCAGCGAATCGTTGATCGCCTTGATCTTGCCGGAGATGTTGTCCTTGAGATCGTAGATCGCCTGGACGATTGCATTAGCCATCAGATAAGCCCTGCCTGGCGAAGCGCGAATTGCGTTTCGCGATCGAGTTCAATGGGAAGGCGTAGCGCCCAGGTATCGGAGCCGACGCGTTGGATGTCGTCGCGGAGGAACATGCTGTAGACGCTGACGCCGTAGTACGCCTTGATCGGCAACCGCGCCTTGCCCTTGCGTTCGAAGATTTGCCGATTGCCGCCGCGGCCCGCGGCGATGAAGGTGCCGGCGAAGAGATCGCGACCTTTGCCGCGCCAGACCTTGGCCGTCGCGCCTTGCGATTTCGGTCCTCGCCAGGTGCCGCCGAACTCGATCAGGCCGACGGGCCTGCGCTGTACTTCCATGACGATGCGCGGCGCTTCCGGCGTGGCCTTCTGCGCGAGACGAACACCATCCTTTACGCGACCGACCTTGAGGTTCACGAGCCTCGCGGTGGCGCGGCTCTGAGCCGTCGTGATCGACGTAGCGACGCGGTTGACGGCACGCGCTTCGCCACGAGCGGTGGCGGCTGCCATCTTGGCGAACGAGCGCTCCAGTTCGCGGAGACCGACGACGCGGAAGGTCATGCGGCTTGCTCCTCGTAGCGCTTGATCCGCTCCTCGATATCGGGCGGAATCGCATTCCGCGCGAGGCCATGCAGGCATTCATGAGTAAGATCGCTGAGCACGGCGAACACTTGGCCCTCGTCCTTTCTAGCCACAAGCGGTGCCGCACGATTGGGCAATGCCAGGAGACGGCCGCGGATCTCTCCGACGATGGATTGCCAGTGAGCGACGATCGCTTTCGCGGAAATGAGTTCGCCCCGTTTCTCGCCGATTTCGAGCCGAATCCGCTCCTGCTGCAGCACTGCCAGCTTCGCGCGCTCGCTGTTCAGATCGAGTCGCTCGTCCGAGCGGAGATGCGCGAAGACGTCGGCAAGACGATACAAGCGCTCCGTTCGCTTCCCGACCTTGCGCTCCTCGACGGGCTCCAGCCCTTCGAGACGGCGACCTAGAGCGCGGCGATCCATGCCGAGCTCGCAGGCGAGGCGACTCAATGTCCATCGCTCAGGAACCACCGGCAGCGCGGTCCAATGCGACGATCACCTCGTCGCCCGGCCAATCGAGTGCGGAGAGCGCATCGTCAAACTCGGCGCGCACCTTGGACTCGATTTCTTCCCGGCTGAGGGGCGAAACCTCGGCCAATCGCTCGGCAAGGCGAACGATGATTGGCTCGCATTTCGCGCGAATCGCAGCGGCCCGGGAATCCCAATCGGCCCTCAGGTCTGCCAATGCGATGGTTTCGGTCATCTCGGGTCCTTTGTGGTGGCGCATATACGTGGTCTGGTGCTGGCGGATCGGAGCGCTCCGCGTCCCCGTAAATTAGAAAGGCTCGGGAGGGACCCAAAGCCGCGAAGGCCGTGCCGTGATTCCCGCTTCGATTCGCCAGTTCATCGGGTCACCCGCTCGACCGAGCTGATGCGCTGAGGCTTGCCTTTCGTCACGCGTGGCGATGTGTGTTGAATCTTTCGGTGCGAGCTGAGGAGGATCTCGATCTCCGCATCGGTCTTGACGTTGTAAACCCCGTGGCGTTCGACGATCGATCGGATCTCGCGCTCGACGTCTTCGTAGCTACATCCGCGAGCTTTGGCCCGCTCGATCATCTGCCAATGCATGCGCGCGTCGATTGAATAGCCACCCACCTCTGCGACTGTTCCTTCGTGTTGCTGCTGCCTATACGGATGCATGTCGTCCCTCAAATTCGGAGCGGCCGTTCACTGACCCGGGCATGCCGGCCGCTCCCTCGTTACCCGCGCACGCCCGGGGAGGATCTGTATGCGTCGATCTTCTGGCGCCAATGGGCTGCGATGTTCTCGTATCGCTCGACCGCAGCTGTCTGCTCGTCGAATCCGTTTCTCAGGTTCGCATCCTCGGGATGCGCCTTCAGGCGCTCGGTATAGGAGGCGGCCTGCTCTCGACATACCTCGACGCTATTCAGGGCACGGTTCAGGCTATCCATAGCGAACGCGAGGTCGAAGTCATCGTCTTCCGTAGCCTCGTCGGGCAGGAGCGCCGTGTATCCCCGCGTGCGTGCGAGCTGGCGTTCATGATCGGTGACGTGCGCCGAACGGATCAGTGCGCCATTCGTCTGCGCCTTCGTCGGGAGACACCCCTCACGGAACCGATCGTCGTCGGACCAAAGCTCGCGAGCGATCTTCGGCAAGACATGGTCGAGAAGCTGCTCGACGTGCCGGACCGCCTGCGCCTCCGATGCTTGCAGCGAATCGCCATCGGCGAGGTAGCTGAAGATGCTGGCTGTCCGCATCAGTGCGGTTAACTTCTGGAACGTCGCTGCGTTCGCCTTCAGAAAGCTCCTAACCTGCTCGTCAAGCTGGCCGGCGAAAGCTGTCGCCTGTGCGGCGGTATATGCGTTTTCCGCTTCGACCATGGCGACCTTGCCTTTCGCTACCTCACTTTCGAGATAGGCGTCGGCCTGCTCCAGCAGAAGCGCGATGTTTTTCGCCCGAGCTTGTTCGTCGATGAGATGGGCGGCAGCAGAGGGATCGTCGCCCGAACTGGCGAACTGTTCGATGCGTCGGTCGATGTTGGCGG